TTACTACTTTACCTTCTTTTCCTGATAATTCTTCTTTTAATGTTTTGTAAAGATTTTTACTTTCTTTAATTGACTCAACACCATCAAATCTTCTCAAGACATTAATCTTTTCTTGTTTTGATGTTGAATGTTCAGTAAACAATCTTGTAGCGTAAGCTAAGTTTGAGTTGAATACTGCAACTTCATTAAGTTTTTGTCTAAAGATGTTAAGAGCTTTACGGTACTCTTCATTTTTTTCGCGTAAAATGTTTAATTCATTATTAACGCTTTCATTACGATAATCAGCTCTAACTTTTGGTTTTGGTAATCCACCTCTCATTGGAGAGTTTTTACTACCATTTCCTAAAGTTCTTGCAGCTTCTTTGGTTTCTGACTTTTTACCTTCTTTGAAATCAAATTTAGGTTTTCCAGTACCCATTTTAGGGTTACCTTGTTTCATATCTTCTTTAAAACCACCTTTTTGTGATTTGTAAGAAAATTTAGCTTTACCCATTCCGACACCTTTAGGTTTAATAGCCATTTTACTTTCTTTTGTTTCAGCTTTCATGGATTTTTTGTAATCGTAAGATTCATCCTCACCCATCATTTCTTCTGAGTCGTCTTCATCCATCATACCTTCTGAGTAATCTTCCATTTCCATTTCTTCTTCCTCATCGTCATCACTCATTTCGATTTCGTAAACAACTTCTTCGTCTTCTTCCTCTTCTTCTTGTTCGTCCATTTCTTCTTCAGATTCTTCTTCGTCAGATTGTTCCATCATGTTTTCTTCTTCATCAGATTGTTCCATCATGTCTTCTTCTTCAGATTCATCCTCTTCTTCTTCTTGTTCGTCCATAGATTCGTAAGGACCCCAGAATTCGTCTTCTTCTTCGTATGATGTATCCATGTCGTCAGATTCTCCTAAGTGAATGTCGTATTCAACGTCTTCATTTTCGTCTTTAAGGTTAATACTACTATTATCCTTCTTTACAATAATTCCGTCGTCTTCTCCCATCGCTTTGAAAACCTTCAGAATTTCCTCATCTGAAGCATTTGTTAGATCGACTGTCTCATCGTCCATGTCGTCCATTCCTGACATATCATCAGTCATGTCCATATCCATGTCCATTTCAACATCATCATTATCAGTATCCATATCCATTTCCATGTCAGAAGATTCTTCATCATCATCCATGATCATGTCCATGTCAACATCTAATTCAGCCTCGTCGTCGGTTTGCTCCTTCAAGGACTCTTTTACTAATTCGCTGATTTCTTGACCCATTGTAGCGGCAAGTATTCCTTTTGCATTTTCTGCGACAGCTTCTTCCAAATTTTTCATTTGTAAAAGAGCGTCTTCAACTAAATTTTTCTTTTCAGCCATATTTTTTTTAATTTATTTTTCTTAATAAATATATCCATTTTCAAAAAAAATTGATTTTCAATCAAAAGGAAGTTAAAAAAAAATAAAATGCATAAAAAAAGGGGACTTATGTCCCCCTTTCAATCAATCAAAAAATCAATTAAATCACTTCATCGATTTTGCTTTCTGATACTGAAGTGATTCTCCAATCTTGTGTGAATCCTTCATATCGTTTTGTGATTTTAGCTTCAATATCGGTAACGGAATATCCCTTAACCAATTTTTCTTCTCTAATTTTTTTAATCTTTCCTGTTTCTGTATCAGGTAAGTCGTAGGTAATTTTTGCTACAAAATATTTTTCGTCCATATTTTTTTTATTTAAATATAAATTAATTTAATGTTTTAGTCAATCGATTTTTTGAATGTATTACTTGTTGTTCGCTAATTTCTGAACCAATATAAAACATATTATTTTTTTTACAACTAACCGCAGTTGTCCCTGTTCCCATAAATGGATCATATACTATGTAATCATTTGTACCATACCAAGATAAAAGAATATCACAAAAATCTACGGAATATGTTGCCTTATTTAATGTTGTGGTTTCAGAATTATTTTTTGCCGTGAAAAAATTATCAAGTATTTCATAATATTTTTGACCGTTACTACCAACACTTTTAATTTTTTTGTGCATTTCAAAACTTTTCATTTCTGTTTTTCTACAAAAGACAAAAACAAATTCAACAATTCTATTTAATCTATTATAAGATGCCGGATGAGGAATTGAATTAGGTTTTTTCCAAATTATAGTATCGGCAATTGTTAAATTTGATTTATTAAAAATTTCTGAAACTAATTGATATGGTAAGACAGGATTTTCTATTGAGTATGAAAAATTATATAATATTACTTTGTTTGGTTTTAATATCCTATCAAATTCATTAAATAATTTAATAGACCAATCAATATAATCTTCGTCGGACTTCCAATCTGTATAAACATCGTATCTTGGTTGTTTATCAGCATAACCGCCCTTACGTTTTGTCATATTATAGGGTGGTGAAGTCAAAACTAAATCAATTGATTTATCTTCTATTTTTGACATTGTCAGAAAACAATCTTCATTATAAAACATATCTAACTCCATTTTCTACTAACCTCCTCTTTAAATTTAATACAATCATACCAATAACAACCTACACACTTAGTTTTTTTATTATAATTTTCATCACCAAATATATATGAAACTGAGTATCCTAAACATTTCGCATCAAATCTTTTATTTGTTTTTTTACATAAATTACAGGAAGACCTTTTTTGTAAATTAGATTGTCTATTTAATGGTTGGAAATCATCAATAACTTGTTTAGTCACATCTAAAACTTCAATTCCGTTATATCTTCCGTTTTTATGGTCTATTTCGATTTGATTTGATTTAATTGAATTGAATCCGGTGTGAGCACACTTTTTAACCGATAGTTCTTTTTTTATTTTTGGTAAAATATATCTATTAATTTTTGTGTCATTGAAACCATTGAATCTCCACATAATTTCTCCATTAATATCCTTTGATTTTTCTAAAATATATTTATTAATACCTTTATTACGATACCAATGATTACCATTAGTTGTGAATAGTGGAGAAAACTCTCCGACTAACTCATTCTTCTTAACCCATCTACTTACACCATTTTTATCAGGTGAAAATAATTTAAGTGCCAATTCAGTATTATTCATACTTACAAATATAGTAAAAAAAAATTACTTTCCCAAATAATCAGATAATCTTTTCATTAAATCTAATGATGCGTTTCCTGTAGAACCTACATGTCTTTCAACTTGTTGTTTTTTTTCCTCTTCAATATTTTCTTCAAACTTATTTTTATCTTCTTTGTTTGTAAATAAGTAAGCTCCCGGAGTAGATGGAGATGATACCAAGTCAAAACAAATTAATTCAAAATCTTCTTGAACTTCGTTTTGATCTCCCACTTTTTTAAGTGAACCAACACCTCTTGAAGAAATACCTAAAGTAACACCTTGTCTTAAAAGGTTTGCTGCGATGTCTCCCATTGTTGAAACAATTCCTCTTTCGTGAAATCCTGGTGAAGTCAATAATCTTAACTTGCCCATCATTACGTGTCCGTCCCACCATATATCATCAATAATGTGAGAAACTCTCTCCAAATCAATTAATGAAGATTCAGGGTGATTTAATTCAGAAAGGGAAGTTCCTTTTTGAATCATTTTTTTATAATTATCTGATTCTCTTTTTAATATCTTTTCAGGATATATTCTTCCGTTTCTATTTGGTGTGTTATATTTTTGTAGTACAGCGTAAAACTCAAAAGGTTTAGAATAATCGAGCATATTTCTCGATTCCTTAATTATGGTTTCATTTCTTTTGTCTTTGGGATCAATATACCCTGCATCCCATTCAATAAGAATACCTCTACCTGTTTCGCTTGGACCTAAAATTCTATGTTCGTTCATTTCAAGTTAGTTTTTTTTATAAATACCAACTTATTATGATTTATTCAGAGTCAACTAATACTTTTTGTTTTTTAGATAATGAAAATTCAAAATATTGATGTTTATTTATTACGTCTGAAAAAATATTTTGTACAATTTTTTTAATTGGATTTTTTAATATTGTCGACTTAAAGTCCATTTCTTCTTTTAGATAAAGATTAATTTCCAAGTTCATAAATGATTTTTTTCCGTGATATATTCCACTTGATCTTAAATCTAAATCAACTATAAAATTTTTTTCAAAAATACTATTATCTAATGACTCTAAAACTGAATGTTTAATAAATCTTGATGTGTTAAGGATTACTCTTTCCCAATTAATATCCTGATCTGTTTTTGGATTCACCCAAGTTTGTAAATTTATGTAAATTGACTTTAAACTTTTGGAATCTACTGTTCCATATACTATCTTTGCTGTTTTATAACCCACAATACGTGAGGTTTTCCCTTTTTTCATTCATTCTCATACTAATCAGTTTATTGTTAACAAAAATATAATATATTTAACTATAAAAGTCAAAAAAACTGAATATCAAGATATTTTAATATAATATGCTAATAGTAAACGTAAAAGAACACGGAAACATTGAACGAGCTTTGAAGGCTTTGAAGAGTAAGGTTATTAAAACCAGACAAGTCAAACAACTTCAAGAAAGGAAAGAATTTGTAAAGTATTCGGTAAAGAAAAGAAACACAAAATTAAAGGCTATCTACAAAGAGAAATTAAATCAAAACGATTAAATTGTTTCGTTTAATTTTTTTAATTTGAAATAGTTTAATCTGTCAGCATTTTCATTCTGAATTTTAGAAATTGTTTCATCCACTTTGGATTTAATTTCAGAGTCAGATTCGTTTTGCTTTAATAAATTAAGTTTCTCTATGGTATTTTCTTTTAATTTATTAAATGAATCTTTAAGTTCATTTTCAGATATTGTTAACACTCCCATTAATTCTTTTTTATCGCTTTCATTTAAACCTTCAATATGTTTTGAAAAAGTTTTGTTTGCAATTTGAACCATTGATTTGATTGGGATATTGATTTGTGATTTGGTTTCCTCAATTGGTGACTGTTTTAAACCCTCAACAATTCTATTTTTTGAATCCACCTTTTCAACCAATTTTAAAACGTCATTTGAAAATATTGTATCAATATCAGAATAGTTGTTTTTACAGGTTGTATTTTTTAACCAATTCTCTAAAAGTTTTAAATCTGAATTTTTTAAATTAATTGTTTTGTATGAGTTCATACATTCCGAAACAAATTCTTTTGCGTTTGATTCTGATAAATTCTTTTTATCAATTAATTCATTATATAAAAATAAAACCTTGCTTATTTTTTTATTTTCTAAAACAAGTTTTTTAAATCTTGAGAATTCTGATTTAAAGGTTCCATTCTGATATGATTCAGATAACCTTTTTTCTATTTTTGTTTTTATTAGTCCAAATGATGTCATAGTATTTTTATATATAAATATTAGTCACCTAAAAGTTTATCCAATTCGTCTTGAATTTGTCCTAAAGAATTTCTTGCTTTTGATAAATCAATAAAATCTTCGTCGGATATCATTGACGCATGTTCAACCAATATTTTTAAATTATCTTTTTTAAATGATTCTGGAGTCACTTCAGATCCACCTCCCGCAGGTGATGGTTCAGGTGGTGGTGGAGTAGATTCTCCCCCCATTGGTGATTCAGATCCTCCCATAGGTGATTCAGGTGGTGTTGCTGACGATGGTTGAGTAGAACCTGATAAGTTACCATATAACTTATCTACGGTATCAAATATACCTGTTCTAACAATAACCGTTGGTGTGTCAGTAAGTTCTTTCGCTACCGCTCTTTCAATTCTTTGTTGTTGTATATCTAATCTAATTTCTTCATCAGACATTCCAAGTATGTGTTTTTTAGCCCAAGAAGATGAAACAGGAGCAATACCTTCAACTGCCGTAACCATATCTTTATATAACATAACTTTTTCTTTCCAAACATCAACTTTTAACAAATCAGCTTGAGTTGATGGGTTAGTTAATGTTAATGCAAAATTTGATAATTCGTCTTCAAACCCTAACAAGAATAAATGTATGATAGCAATTTTATTCATTTCCGCTAACATACTTTTTTGTATTCTGTTAATTGTTCTTGCAAAACGAATATCTTGTAACGATAAGTTTTTACCATCACCAACTACTTCCTCAAATCCTAAAAACGCTTTAGGTACTCTAAGAGCTGTTAATAATTTCTTTTGGATATATTCAATATCGGCAATTTCACTCAAGTTCTGAGCTCCAGGTAATGTCTCAATTGGTGATGATTGTGCTGGATCTCTAACGGGTATGAAATAATCTTGATCTACCGCCATTTGATTGAATCTCAAATCAACGTTACCTGATTTAGAATCTACTACCTGATCTCTTTTAAACTTGTTTGCAACACGTTGTACATAAGGTTCAACATCTTTATCATCCATATTACCAACAAACACTTTAAACACCCTTCTTTCAGGTGCTCTTGATGTTCTATATATCAACATCGCGTCTTCAGATAATAATAATTGTTTCCAAATACGTCTAGCTTTTTCTAACATTGATGTTCCGTAAGGAAGTTTTCTATCATCACCCAATAATCTAAAATGTGCAACTTCCCAAGTGTTAAAATCAATATCTTTTGCTTTCCATTTAAATCTCAAACCTTTATGTGCCGGATCTTCCTCAACACGAGACGCTTTTGCAGCCATACCTTTTTCTAATCTTTCAATCTCAATTATTGGTAATTGCATACAACCAACAACCCCTTTTTCCGGATCTAATTTTATGTAAACAAAGTTATCACCATATTTACAGGTATTTCTTGTCCACATTGGTAAGTTGGTATTAACGTCTAATATATTATTAAATAAGTCATCTAATATTGATTTAATTCTTTTTGATTCAGAATAAATCTGTAACATTTGCCCATTTTGATCTACTGTAGTAGATTCCTCACCATAGATATCTAAAGCCGCAGAAATTTCAGGAGTATATTCCATACTCTCATAATCGTAAAACGCGGCTAATCTTGTTGGTTCATAATAAATGGCTTGGGTATAAAGATTGTTTTCAATCTTTGTCCATTGATTCGCCAAATAATATGTTTGTTGTGCTTGGAGTTTTTCTCTCTCAAACTCTTGTTTGTTTGTGGTTTTTAAAAGTTCTTTCTTATCATAATGATAAGTTGGGTAATCTTGCCCCAAAAGAGAATTAGGTCCAAAAGTTTTAGATAACCTTTGCCAAACCGTTAAATTATTATTCTTACTATTATCTTGTGTATTTAATTCCATATTATAATATTAACTCAAATTAACCCAAATTGAAGTTTTAATTCTTTCCTTTTGGGATTCTTTTATCGTCATCAGAACCTTTAACGGTTGATACTCCTTGTCCTGGAACAATAAGTTTACTTCCATTGAGTTTTCTACCCGATTTTTTTCTTTGTACAAGTCCCATAGTTATTTTTTCTTATAAATATCATCTACCACCAAATAACCAACCATATCTATCATAATCTTGTCTTGATGGTTGATTGTCATAAATTCTTTGTGATGGATTTGTTGGTCTTGATTGTATATTAGGTAAATTAGGATCAAAATCTAAAACTTTTGATGGTGTCTCGTTTACATTAACCGTCCAAGAATTTAACATTGCCTTTGTTTGTTCTGTTACTTTTGATAAACTAGCAAAATTTGATTCTGCAACATATAGAGCCATTGATATTGACATAATCAAATCGTCATGACCACCTTTTTGGTGATCGGGTCGTCCATTTACATAAACAAATGAATTCATTTCATTATGTAATCTTGAACTTTTTACCTTAAATCCATGTCTTAATCCTTCTTCAAATGAGGCAATAATTTGAACCCTTTTATTGTTGAAATTAATACCCGGTATTTTTTCTACCGCCTTTGGATCATATTTCCATTTGTTTGCATTATCAACACCATCAACATATAAATCTTTATATCCCAATTCTTGCATTTTTCTTGCGGTAGTTACTCCCATACCACCAGTGATATCAATCACAACAAAACAAGAATACATATTACCCCACTTATAGCATATCTCAGCCAATATATCAGGTGGTAATTTACCAACATACTCAGCTACTTGTTCTCTTGTTTCAAAATCAATAATTTGAAATGTTGAGTAATCCTCACTATCTCCACGACTAACGTCAACACCCATAAGATATCTATGTCCCGCAATAGGTTCATTCCATATCCATAGAGAATTTCCCATCATTTTGTTTTGAGGTTCTTCTAAATGATTTTCTTTAATTGTTTGTAATAATTTAGTATCAAATACGTTATCGCCTGAACCTAAAAATGCGCACTCTAATTCTTGGTTTATCTTTCGTTTGTCGTATTTTAATTTTTTTACCATTGTTTCGTACCAAGACGAACAAGGTTTATACCCTTGAGATATTAGTGATTTAATATTATTAATCTTATCTTCACTCATTTCTGTCGAAGACAAATCCATAATATTATCTGATTTATAATCTTCCCTATTAAGTAAAAAATGAACAATATCTTCGGTTTTCACCATAAATAAATCTTTAGTATATCTTGGATCTCTAAACCAAAACATCTCCGATATTTTAAAATCATTTAAACCTCTATTTGCCTGATCGAAAATTTCATAGTAAATTGGGTCGTGCCCATTGGGTGTTGAAATAACAATAACTTTACCGCCTGTAGATAAGGATGCCATACACGCAGACCAAAAATCAGAATCGGCTTCAATATATGCCGCCTCATCAAATATAAGTATTGTTGGAGTATATCCACGTAAGGCATCTTTAGATGTTGCAACAGCTTTAACTTCACATCCGTTATTTAATTTAAAATGTCTTTGTGAATTCTTTTCATTTGAAAATTGGATACCTGTCCAAGCCGGCCATTGTTGGATAAATCCTCTTACCTTATTCGCCATTTCTTGTGCTGTATCAAGTTTGTTGGCGATAATCAATATCTTTTCAGGTTTTGTTTT